TGTAGATCTCCTCCCTGCCCTTTTCATCGCGGTACTTGTACCGAATCCGGCCGTTCTCGATCCGCTCCGGCGTCATCCGGCTTGGATGCATCGGCAGGAGTTCGGTCGCGAAACCGGCAGAGCCGGGAGAAATGAGGTTGTACGAGTTGCCCCACAAGGCGAGCCACAGAACCTGCTGCTCTCGCCACTCGAACGCTGTCTGCCAAGAGTTCGGTGCTACATGAAGCCTGCGATAGAGCGGGTGCTGCTTCGCCGGGGCTTTGCCGCCTCCGGGCAGGTATTCGTACAGATGCAGAGGCAGTGACGCCAGCGACTCGGCAAGAACCCTCGCGCACGCCAGAACGACGGTACTCTGAATCGCCGTATCGCTGTCGATGCGAATCCCAGAGGGGTTCCTTGAAGAAGATGGGGACGTGTCGTCCCACGAAACGTGACGGTCTTCTGCGTCGCCCGGAAGCCAGAGAATCCTGTTCTGTGCAATCATAAGATCAGCATCCCCGGTTCTGGCTCTTCAGGCTTCGGCTTCAGGCTGGAGGAATATGAGCCTATCGCCATGATTAGGCTGACGATTCCGTCGATTCGGTGCGGGCTTCCAGGTTTTGGCTTTACGGGACGAATGTTTTCGTTTGCGTCTATCTTCACCGACACGTTTCCTGCCATCCAAGACAGCACGAGATTCCCTGCGTGCCTGATCTTCCCAGACATCACAAGAGTTTCGAGCATCTTCGAGGGCGGGCTCATTGAGCCTACCCCTTGCGAGAATCCTACCACCTCGAAGCCATCTGCTTGAAGTTGGATGCTCAACTGAGTCGCATTCCAGCGGTCGATCGCAATCTGCTTGACGTTGTAGATCTTGCCGAAATCATTGATGTGCCGCCTCACAACGTCGTAGTCTGTTACGTTGCCGTCGGTCATATAGAGGCCAGTTTCTGGGGAGTTTGCCCAGAGTGTGTACGGAACTCCGTCGCGACGTTCACGCTCAAGAGCGTTATCCCCAGGAATCCAGAATCGGCACAGGACATCGAACGTCCCATCGGGGGCCGGGAACACTGCCACCATCGCCGAGGTGTCATAGGTCGTAGCCAAGTCGAGCCCGACCCAGCACTCACGCCCCTCAAGGGAGTCCGGCGGCCCGGAGTTGCAAAGCCCCCACTGATCCATCTTTAGCCATCGAGTGTCCTGCTGCGTCCATTGGTTGAGGCGATACCTCCTGAATGCGTTTTCCTTCGTGGACGAGAGCAGGCTTTCCTTGAAGTCCTGCTCGAAGTCCTTTGGATCAATCGTGACTCGCCACGACGGGTTCGCCTTCGGCCAGTTCTCCGGATTCGTCCAATCGTCCCCCTCGGGCATCTCGTGGATGCAGGCGAAGAACTGCGGGTCGTGCCTCCAATCGCGGAGGACGGCCTTCGCGTACTGATACTGCTCGTAGCAGATCGACTGCCTGTCGTATCCGGCAGTCGTCGTTGAGATGACGAGACTCTGGTCACGAGCCGCGCCGCCGTAACGTAAAGCGTCCCAGAGCCTGCGGTCGCGCTGCGTATGCAACTCGTCGAAGAGCAGCCCGTGAATGTTCAAGCCTTCCGCACGGAACGAGTCGCCAGACAAGACCTTCCAGAACGAAGCCGATGCCCTGTGCGTCACTGTCTTTCGCGACTCAACGACCTCAAGCACTCGTCCCATCTGCGGTGAGGCACGGACCATGTTCATGGCCTCGCGTGCGACGATGCCAGCCTGATCGCGGTCGGAGGCCGCCGAATAGATTTCTGCAGAGGACTCGCCGTCGGCAAGGAGCAGATACAGCCCGATGCCGGACATCAGGGTTGATTTGCCTGACTTCTTCGCCGTGCTGATGTACGCGACGCGATAACGCCGTAGCCCGTCTGCCGTCTTGCACCACCCGAACAGTTCTTCCAGCAGATCCCTCTGCCACGGAAGCAGCGTGAACGGCTTTCCGGCGAATCTGCCCTTCGAGTGGCACAGGAACTTGTCGAAGAACTTGACGATGTGGGCGGCGCGAGCGTCGTCGAAGTAGTACTCAAGCCCCTGCGTCTCTGCTTCGCTCTTGGACAAACGAGGTAAGCGGGTCGTCTTCACTTCTTCCATGAATCGTCACCTGCGATCTGCTACTGGGCGTGAGGCCGAACTCCTGCTCGATCCGAAGGAGCAGGGTAGCAAGTGATTTCATTTGTGTCGCGTACGGAGTCGGCTGCATGTATTTGACTCGCTGCTTCTTCGGGTCGGCGGGGTCGGCCTCCCAGATTGTCAAAACATCTCCGTTCCTTTTGACCATCTCGTAGTTCTTCTTCCATTCGGCCCACATCGCGCAGTATCTGCCGATGGACTCAACGTCGGCCTCGGTCATGACCCTCATCCGCACCAAGATCGGGATCACGCTGTTCCACTTTTCAAGGCCGTCGCCCGAAAGATACGAAGGTGGCGGATAATCGGCCGCGATCTCTTCTGGAGTCGGCTCGCTTCCGTTCATTGGACGCTTGCCGGGGTTCCCGCGAACGTACTTCAAGATGCTCGGCTGCGGGGCCGGTCCTCGCTTGCCCATTTCATTCCTCCGGTAGCAAGTCCACAGGAACAGTGTATTTCACAGACTTCATTGTCTTCAACCTGAGATTCGTCACGTTGCCAGACTTGACGTAAGTCGAGCATAGGCCAGCGTGACGTTCGGCGATGGCCTTGAGTTCCTTTTCATGCTCTACGTTCCGCAGTTCGCTGCTCCCACCGAGTTCCGCCTGCATACCTCCGGGGGCGAAATACTTAGTCTTCGGACAGAGCCAATCGAGCCGAACCACGACGCCGTATCGCTTGAATGACCGCAGCGTAGTCTCGAAGTCCTCGCCGGAAGAAACGAGCGGACGGTTGTCTCCAGTCATCACCGGATCTCCGGCGTATGACCCGTGAAAGATTCCGCAGATATAGCGAAGCCCAGATGATGTCTTACGTTCCATGTAGAAGCCGTTCTCGACAGCAGAAATACCCCAGAGCCTCGCCCCGCAGGACTCACTGATCCCGAAGGCGTACTCGGCCACCTTCACGATGCTGCCTTCATAGGACTTGAGTTTGCCAGCAGCGTTGACGTACTTGAGATCGTAGAGATCGTCGTCCGCGTTGACGATCTTGGTTCCTGCCTTGTAGTGGGAGTTGTAGAACCTTCGCTGATGAATCAGACCCTTGACGCCGCGAACGATTTTGATGCCGCTGATCGCCGCCTTGTAGGCAGACTCATCTTCTGCGTCGGCGACGAAGATGGTCATGTTCGAGTCCTTGACGCCGAGCCTTCGCAGTGTCGCGACGGTTCGGTTCGCACAGACCTCATGTCTGCGGTAAGACGGGATAGCAAACTGAATCAAAGTTCACCGAACCTTTCTGCGTGTTCTCTTGCTTCTGGGCATTCGTCGAAAAGACTGCTGAACTCGCCCAACCTTGCGGCTCGATCTTCGAGGCTCCGCCGCACGTCCGAACCCTTCTTCGCTCCAGACCCAACGAAGGATGATCCGTGTCCGTCGCTGAGGACAGAATCCTTCGCCCACGACGGGACCGGGCCGATCCGGTCGATGTGCTGACCTGCCGCCCCGAAGAACGCATCGGCTATGGATTCGCCGTTTGTCCGCACGCCTGAGCCGTAGTGAAGGCCGACCACCTTGACGCCGGATTCTGTCTGGCCGTTTACGACGCCCCTGTAGTGGTCGGCCCACACTTCGGTGTCAAGTTTCTTGAAGCCCGATGCCATTATGTTTCGGTCGCCGTTCTGCTCGATCCACTTCTTCCTGCTGAGGGCGATGCTTCGCAGCGACCGCAGTGTCACGAAGATCGGCAGTTCACTGGCAGTATCGCGGAATGGAGGCATGGCGGACAGGAGCCCCCTCGCCTTCCTTGCAACCTCGTCGATCGACTCGTCTTCGATGTTGATCGCAAGAAAGCGAAGCCGAAGCCCGCTCGGATTCTCGTCGAACAGCGACTGCCTTCCTAGCATCCAAGCGTACGACGACTGCATGTAGTGAGGGGAGTCAGACCCGGTTCGCGGCGACGCCCGCATCTCGTCCGTGTAGAAATGGTTCTGCTTCCTGAACGCGATTACATGCGCCGGATCGCGTGCTGCGGATTTGGTTCGCATCTTGCCCCAGCCAAGCGAGTTGATGTGACCGCCGAACTCGATGGCGTTGCGCATCTTGATGGTGATCAGGGCTCTGTGCATACAGAAGTGCGAGCCAGACCTTCGCATCGTTGCGAAAACAATCACCGGGATCCTGCTCACTTCGACGCCCTCGCGGCCAATCTGGCAACGTATATCGACTCAATCTGCTCTTCGCTCGCCACACTCAGCCCTTCGGCCTTGTCCACGTTCGCCGGATACGCCCCTGAATGACAGTCGCAAGTCCTGCACAGTGGAAGCGACCGGTCTTCGTCCAAGAGTTTCTTGCGGTACGCCGAAAAGATTGGGCCGCTCCAGATTTCGAGCAGGCTCTGCTCTGGAACTCTTCCGGCCGGTACATCAGCGTAGTAGTCGTTGCAGCAGATCATCGCCTCGCCACGCCAGTTGATGTTCAGGAGCCGAAACGGCTTCACGCACATCCTCTTCAGTGGCTCCTCTGGAATCGGCAAGAAATCTGGCACAGAGCCGGCTCGATTCTGGAGCGAGAACACGCCAGAGCCGAAGTTGTCTCCGTCGCTCTTGTCGTAGACCTTGAGGGCTTTTGACCCTTGAGGTATCGGCGAATACACGGTGTCGCTGAGTTTCCCGTGGCGTCCCTCGTACTCTGCCTGCCACTCCAGAAACACCGGATACCGCTTCGCGGTGTATGCGTTCAGCACAACCTGATTGATGCCGAGCGAATAGAGCCACTCAAGGTCTTCGACCGACTTCATGTAGTCGCCGTTCGTCGAAACCATCAAGGTCGCCTTCAGCGTCTGGCGAGCCTGACGCGCGCATCTCTCGAAGTGGGACTTGTTCTTCAGCGGCTCGTTGTAGATGTAGAACTCGAACCGACCCTTGTATTTCAGTGAAGCCAGTTCGCCGATGATGGCACCGAACGTGATCTCGCTCATCAGTTCTTCGGTTCGCTGATAAACAGAAACCGGGCAGAACTTGCATCGCCGATTACAGGCCGCAGAGATCTCGACGCTGATTGTGTTGAAGAGCCGCATCAGCCCCTCAACTTCTCGCCCTGCTTACGCCGCTTCACCCAGTCCTCTTCCTCACGAGCGGACTTGCAATGAATCATGTGTTCGCGGTAATAGAACACGAGCGTGATCCGCTCGTACCCGACGCGAAGGTTTCGCAGCGGAGTGTTTCCGTGCCATTCATGTACGTCGGCGAGGCAGAGGCATCCGCTCCCCATGCTGACGGCAACGCGATACTCCGGAAAGCACAGGCATCCGCCTTCGTACTTGTCGTTCCTCAAGCACGACATCACGCCGAATCCAGCGTGCAAGTCTCCGGCGTCCTTGTGGACTGCCGTCTGGAAGTTCTTGTTGACCGTGACTGTCGTGAACGTGCTTTCTGGGATCACCCAGTCGTTCGCGGTCTTTGCGGCCCATTCGCGTTGAACAGCCCATCGGTCCGGCATGAACTCGCGAAAGCCTTCGTCTGCCCTGCGGATGTACGGCAGGAACCGCTTCCACTTCGCGGCTTGATGGATCAGGAATGCTGTCTGGCGGCAGAACGGGAATCTGGCACTCCGGTCGAAGTACCCAATGATCCCGCTGTGAACGAGCCCGCCTCGTGTGGTCTTGCTCAGCGTGCCGTCACGCTTCACTTCCTTGTAGTGGTTCCCCTTGTCGCTGTTCCAGCCGACTACGTCTGCGTTGCGAACAGGGGTCAACGCGATATCGCCAGCCGCAGTTCCACGGTTGTCGTTCAGCGTCGCTGCCTTCCGGCAAGTCGGCAGAACACTTTCAACCATGTCGCCCGGAAACCAGTTCGGTCGATACTTCAGCAGAGGAGTTCCGTCCGGCTTGAACACGTCGGCCGGCTGGTCTTCAGGGATCAGCAAGTCGTAGTACGACTCGTCGATCTTCTCTCCCTGCAAGTTCCCGCAGTCAATCTTCGTCGTGCAGTGATGTGTAAGCACGCTTCAGTGCCTCAAAGACAGTGTCTGTGATGTTGTCGGTCTTGTAGTGCTGCTCGAGCCCTTGGACGAACCGCTGAAACTCAACGATCGTGTTCTCGTTGAGGAACAACTGAACCATCCTGACGCCGGAAGGCGGAGGAGTCGCTGGCTCCTTGTCGTCGTCCTCCTCTTCGGGCTCATCGTCGGCGTCCGGCTCCTTCTCCCGCTCGAAGATTCCGTTCGTCTTGGCGAGTTGCTCAAGAAGCGAGTTCAGTGGGTCGCTGTCGGTCGTGATCCCTGCGAGGAGTTCTTCGAGGCTGCCTTTGTTGACCCCGGCCATCCCGGCGATGGGGTCAATGACTGCCAAGAGTTTGTCGGCCTCGGCCTCGGTTACGTCCAGCACAAGGACGCCGACCGGCTCGTCACCGGCAGTCTCAGCCCTCATGTGGCCGTCGATCAGCATGAGCGAGCCGTCGGGGAGTTCTCGGGCTAGGACGGCGTCTGCCATCCCAATCTCGGACAAGACCCCACGAAGAGCGTCTGCCTGCTCCTTCGGATGCGTCCGCCAGTTCTTTGGGTTCGGGGCGAGTTCGCTTGCCTTGACGAAGCGAAGTTCCTTGATCCTGTTCTTGATCTTCATGTCTGCTCCTCTGGGGTTCACGAGC